TCTACCATCAGGCTTTCTTCTTGCCTCTCTTCTTAGGCTCATCATCGTTAAGACCAACACTGCGATCAACGACTACCTCTGGCTCAGTGTATGGAATAATTCTAGATATACCCATTAACGAATTAACAGTGCCTGCGTCATCTAAATCAATGACATCTCCAACCTTGCATCCTCTACCGTTAATGACACAGCCTTTTATAACTTCATACTTCATAATCTTCTCCTTTAATTAAGCCGACTACTGGAATCAGCTTGAGTAAAGAAGGGGGGCCGAAACCCCCCGACTAATTACTGCTTATGCACCATCGTTGCCGAAGGCGAAGCTTACAGCGTGACGCACAGCCATATCTACTGACTGCAAAGCAACCAGGCGGATAGTACCGCTCTTAGACATAGTATATGGATCAACAGTAAGATCAAGTCCACCAAACATACCGATCAGCAGGTCATCAAAGTTACCAAAGTAAAGGTTTCCGGCAGTAGCCTGATTGGAAACGATACCGCGATATCCGTTGATGCTTCCGCCTGGCTCTACAACAAACTGAGCAGTGCCAGTGGCCTTCTCAGTAGTCTTCAGAGCGCCGTACATAGAAGCAGGCATGATGTAAGACAGGTTGCCCTGAAGAGCGTTGTCTTCTGCAACAGCAGTCTCCAAAGTAACAACTTCAGCAAAAGTGGGGTTAGCCGCCGCGAAGTTAGTTACCTGGTTAACACCAGTCTGATTCAAGATACCAGTAGGCTGACCAGAAGAACCAGAGCCTTCCAGACCTGCTTTGTCGATTGCGATAGCAAGAGCGCGGCTCAAGTCATCACGGATCAGACCTTCAACGTCCAAGCTAGACTGAATCAAAAGCTGGCGAGTAACGTCAGTGAATGCACCGAGAGTCTTAGGAGCCAAAGACACCTGACCTACAGTCATTTCGCTTTCAGTTGCGTCACCACCTTCAGTGCCAATCCAAGCAGCAGTAGAAGCAGCAGTTTTCTTAGGAATCTTAACGTCACCGCTAAGACCGCCCAGCATACGAGCGCCAGCTTGCATTACAGAAGACTGGTTGCGAAGTGCGTCAATGAAGTCACCGCCACGGAAGTCATCACTGAACAAAGCAGCATCATCACCGCTGTTCATGTCACGCTTCCAAGTACGCAGAACTTCAGCAGGAAGCATAATGCCCTGTGCAGTTGTTCCGTACTGGTCAGCAGCCGCTCGTGAACACTCAAACTCAAACGCAGCAGCTTCTTGAGCTCGGCGATCAGTTGGGTTAGCAAGAGCATTTACTGCACGGGCCAGGCTAAACTTCTTAACTTCTTGATTGGTCATTCCCACTTCCTGATCTTCCAGGGCGCGCTGTGAACCAATGTTTTCTAGTAACTCACCACGGAACTCTTCGATGCTACGGCCTTCAGCAATTGCCTTACGAGCCATTTCACCTTGGTTGTGACGAGAGCCTAACTCAACAATCTGAGCGGCGTTACGTTGTGCGGTTTGCTGTGCTTCAGCCTTGACCGCTTCAATATCAACTTCTGACATAGTATTTTCCTCAACAAATGAAGTTTTGATTACGGGTTTGTTTGAAGGTTCGCTCGACCGTCCAACGCCAACTGTCATATCGGCAGGTATAGACACCAAACTTGCTTCCACGGGTTTCCATGACGTTGCACGATATGTGTTTTTGTCATTTCTATCCCGGTCCATCTTGCCGATAGAGTAGCCAACAGAAATGTTAGCCTTAATTCCATCAACAACATCAGAGAATGCCTCACGAGCCAACTCGCCTTTTCCAAAGCGAACTTTAGCGCGCAGTCTACGCGCTTGCCCATCAAGTTCTACCGATTCTACAACGCCAATCTGCTTCTCTGGATCGTGATCCAAAAGCAAAGGGGCGCGACCACTAGACAGGAAAGACAAATCAATTGCCTTTGAGTCATGGTCTAATATTTCACTACCAAAAGATCGCTCTACCGGCTCTTCGCTAGATATGGCGATTCTTACGGTTCTCTTATCTTCATCGATTGGAGACATATCCATCTCCATCGCTCTATGTTGTACTTCTACAACCTGCCGCTCCTCGATTTCTACAGCAACCTCTTCTGCAACTTCCTCTACCGGCTGCTCAACAACCTCTTCGGAACGCTCTTCATCAGCGGATACGACAACCTCTTCTACTTCAACTTCGTTGTCCATGTTTACAGCCTCTTCATCTCTGTCATCACTAATTTGCCCCGCAATCTTGCGCGACCACGAAAATCCAGCATCTCCACCCCACAAAGCCCAAGCTATTCTGCCAGCAGAAGGATAACCCTCTTCTCCAGGGCTAAACCCCTCGGCTTTTTTGTCTACTTCATGCCGAGAGAAAAACGAATACATTCTCTTAACAGTACTAAAAGACAACTCTTTGCGGTTCTGTATATCTCTAGCACGGGCTACACCAACTTCTGTGCCACCTCTACCATGCTCTTTGCGCCAAGCTAATCCCTTCTTAGCCTCTGAAACCATGCCATCAGTCGGACGGGTGTTTATGTCTTTACCCTTGTACTTCGGCATCATCTTCACCAATTATATCAGGATTAACAGCATTAAAGTTTGCACCAAACGGCTCAAGCGCGTACTTGATTCCGAACTGCTCGGCAGTGTCTTTGTCTCTAGCAATTTGCGAGACTAACTCTTCAACATCCTTGCCGTACTGCGAGGCAACGTCCTGAAGGCTCAGAATGCCGTTTTTAAGGCCGTTCACCGCAGCAGCCATCTCTTTCTGCGGGTCAACCCAGGACCAGGCTCTGCCGCGAATATGAGCCGCTGTATAGAATCTATCGAACTGTCTAACAGGGATGCCAAAGGTGTTCAATTCCATTGCACTGCCTAACCAACTACCGAATATAGGACAAACAAAGTGATCGACCATAAACTGCTGTAGGTTTTTGTAGTTATCCCTCTCCTCTAGCGCGCCCTGCCTGATAGAACTGTAGCTGGTAGCCTCAAGATCACCAGACAATGTTGGATAGCCAACACCCATAGCCACAGAAATGCCTCTTAGGACTGATTTGTGGAACGGGTCAAACTCATTGTTCGGATACTGCGGGTCAAAGGACTTAAAATCTACTCCGTTTGGAAGCTGATGAAACGTACCTGGACTAGCGTCCATGATAGGCATATTGCCATCAAGTTCGTCTGCAACGAATCCATCTCCACTCGGAGAGGTGAAAAAGCCCATTTTAGATGCGCCAATACGCGCATTTACAATTGCGGCCTCTCTTAGCGCGCCTAACTGCTTCAAAGCAGAGATACTAGACGATAACCAAGGCTCTCCCCTGGTTTGACCGGCTCTGTTAGCCTTAAATAGGTGAATAACCCGGTCAGCAGTAATTCTAATGTGTTTTGCTGCCTTCCCGGTTGTTGTGTAGTCGTAATCACCGGGATGATAGCTTAGAACATGATATGCAACAGGCTTTTTGAACTTATCTAGTTCAACACCCATGCGAATCTCATTTCCGTTAGTCAAACGCTCGTTTTTTTGCTCATCAACCTGATCAGGCTCAATAAACTCAAGAGAAAACGAATCTTTGAACGATGCTCCTCGATGTTTGATGATAAATACTTCGCCATCACGGGCTAAACACTCAATTGCAAGCTTTTGAGCGTCAATCCAGGTCATTTTACCGTCTACAGTGCAATTTCCGAGCATACCCCACGACTTAAACGCAGTTTCTACTCGCTGATTCCCGTCTGTATCTAGTTTACCAACAGAATCGTAAGCCTTGCTTTGTATGTTAAATCCCTTATCACCGACAACATTGTTGCGTAATAAATCTAGATATCTACGCACATACTCGTTATTTCTTGCTAAATCTCTGGACCTGGCCCGCAAATTACGCAGTGCAGGTCTTAATTCTGTATCTGCACTAGACTCTGAAGGCTTAAAGTCGCTAAACAGATACCCTTGGTTGTTTGCCGCATAAGCCCGCTTAAATATCTTGGTCTTAGGCTCTTTCTTCGGCTTAAATCGATCAAAAATACCCATTTAAAATTTCACCTGTATTGTTGCCGAGCCTTTGCGACCATTTTTCAGGTCAAGCGTGTTTTTCTCTCTTGCTACCTCGCCTCGATAGAAGTTTCTGGCATCTTGCAACTCAGCAAACGTCATCTTAGTCAAAGATCGTCCGGCAATAGAATAACTAGAGACATCTGAGTCAGCTTTGCCAGCAAGCAAGGACTCTATCTTATCAACCATTATTTGAGAATGTGTTCTAGAATCTCCAGTAGATGAAGATACATCCTCAGATACTGTGACAGTTCCCTGTCTAATAACAACTTGAGCATTGTCAGAGTTGCGCTTTATCTTTAGTTGCCACGAGTATTCTGCTTCAGCAAATGCCGCGCTAGATGTGCTTGTAATTGTAAACAGATAGTAACTGCTAGAACCAGTTGCAGTTACAGAGATTTCATTTGCGCCGCCAGAAGTTGGCCGAGCAATAAAAGTAGAGGTGTATAAGCTTGATGGGTAGTCAGTTACCAGGTCAGACTCTTTCCACTGGATAAAGTCTCCCTTTATGATCTCTGATGGTACACCTTCAGGAGCGTTACCTGCATCAAAAGCATTTGCCATTTATTTACCCTTTAACGCCAAGAATTAACAAATCCTTTGCCCGTTTTAGGAACAAAGGAGTTTCCTTTAGGTTTAGCCTTTTTCTCTGCCGGTTCAACGCTACCATTCATGTCACGCTTATCTGCAAGAGAGTTAATATCAATATTCAGTATTGCGTATGCTGCAAGTGCGTATACGAAACAATCTAATGCCTCATTACGCGCCCTAATTTTCTGGAATACTCTTTTCTTATATCCTCTAGAAAACTTGGTAACAATCTTTTCTGCGGTAAGCTGCCTAAAGTATTCATCATTCAAGTCATCGTGAAAATGAATGTAGCCAGGACCTTCATCCTTAATTCTCATTCGAGCAAACAAAAGGTCTTTTACCGTATCAACACCAATCGGGAATAATAAGCATTTGCCGATATTGTTTTTTGATGGCCGACCAGCTATCGCCTTGCCTTCACCACCAACACCCTTAATCGCAAAAACCCGTCTAGCGTAGTTTTTCTTAGCATAGGAGTATACCGTATTTGTGAAGTGTCCACCAGAGTCCACACAGGTAGCCCGTATAGGCAATTGCCTGCCATCATTAGTCAAATATGTTGTGAATAACCGAGTGTCTAAGGATGTCCATAATTGCGGCGTAGAGGGATCGCCATACAGAACTTGGTGATCAATTACCCATGACTCATCATCTCTTCCCCACCCGATTATGCTCATCTC